GGTTTACACCGTTGATGCTGTTCTTGATGATGCTGTTAGTGATGTACACAGGGATACCATACAGGCGACCCACCATGCCAGTATCAGTAGGCTGGGTGGAAACGTATTCGCTGCTGGTGAACTCAGGGATGGTCAGCAGGGTGGTGTGCTGCGCGGGAGAGAAGACCCAGCGCACATCAGACATGTCCACGTCGCGAGTCTCCATCATGAGTTTAGCCGCCAGCAGAGCCGCCCGGTTAAGGGGTGCATCTACGGGGCTACCTTCCACGAGGGTTTGACTACGCACGACCATACCCGCCTTCTTCAGTGCTGGGCGCAGGCCTAGAAGCCAGCGGTCGATGTCGCGAATGAGAGCGTATGCAGCTTCTCGGCTGTACTCGCTCATAGCGTCGTAGTCGCTTTGGATGCGCAGGATGTCGGTGATACCGATTGCGACCCAAGGACGGTAGTTAACCGTCATGCGGAAGTCTTCGGATTCGGGCTGGTCAATTTGCAGCGCGTTTTGCGGCACAAGTTGCTGCACCCGTAGGCGACCCACAGTGGGGATGATGATTTCCTTACCACCCTTGTACTGGTCGGGCACCCGGTCAAGGAGTTGCGTCATCATGAACTTGGTGTCCAGGAAGCGCTTAATTTCGGGAAGCCAGAGCTGAGGGATGAAGGAGTCGTGAGTGCGAGGTTCGGCAAACCCGCCTTGGCCCACCAAAGGACCAGATTGAATCGGATATTGAGCCATAGTGTTCTAAACGTCCTTGTTGTGGGTAGGTTAGTCGGGAGAGACGAGACCGTTGGCGTAGGCTGCGGTAATCTCGTTGTGGCGGCTGCGACGCTCTTCACGAGTCATCGAGTTGATTTCGCTCTGCTTAAACATAGGCTCAGTGCGGCCTTGGGGAGTCGCAGGAGTGGCGCTACGTTGGAAGCCCGGTACAGGCGTCGAGGTAGTGCCAGCAGACTGAGCTTCTTGTTGCAGTTGTGCGTGGATGAGACGAGCACCTTCAGCGTTGTTCAGAGACGCCGCCATTTGGGGATTACGTTGGTGAATCTCCTGAAGGCGTGCTTGCACAGCTTTGAAGTTGTTGTCGAAGTCGCTACCCCACTGTTGTTGCAGCAACGATTGCTCACGCTGCACAGCGAGTTGACGCACTTGTTCGACAGAACCAACCAGGTCAGCTACGCCAAAGCCTAGATAGCGCTTGAGCTGCCCTTCAAAGGCCTGGTACTCCGGGTCGTTAGTGTCGGGACCAACAGGCGCAGGAGCCGGGGCGGGTTGAGGTGCGACACTCTCGGGGGCGTCCTGCCGTTGTAGTTCATCGGACATGTTCTATACTCCTTGGGTTTCACTTTGCATTAACTGTGCGAGCAACGCTTCAGGACCGCCAGCCTGTGCTGCTTGTGCGCCCATCGCGTTTACCATCGGGACACCACCGGATGCCATAGCGGCCTGTTGAGCGGCTTGCATGGGGTCTTGGGACATCCCCTGTGCGTTCGGGTCAGGCATAGGCATCTGCTCTTCACCACCTACAGGTGCGGCAGCGGGTGGAGCCGTAGCTGCTTTTTGCAGGAAGGTTTCTGGGTCTTCCTTAAAGCCGAACTTGCGTGTGACCATTCGCAACATAGCCTCCCAGTTAATCTGTTCAGCAAATTGAGGCACTTGAGCAACCAGGTCCACGTAGTCAACGGTTTGTTGCAACTCTCGTTCCCGATTAGCTACATACTCACTGCCGACCGGGCGAAGCTCATAATCGTACATGAGTTCACGAGGGCCATATTCGACGTACATGACCTCATCAGGGCGGTTACCGGGGAGTCGCACGACCTCATCGTAGTCGATGAATTGGCGACACATCTGCACCATCTTGACAAGCATGGTGTGTAGTTGCGTGTCTTCAATGTGGCCGTGAATGTTGCTGAGGCGGTTGCCACCAGCGTCCAGGACGGCTTGAATCTCGCGAGCGGTAACACGCTCCCCTTTGCGCCCCTGTGCCGTGGTGATGCCCACGCCTGCGCCCACAGTGCGGTCGATGGCCTGCTCCAGGACTTGCTGCTCAGTGTAGGAGATGGTAAACTGGGTGGACGACTCTAGGGGAAAGACGTTGCCCTTTTCAGCCATTTCAATAATCTTACCCGGTGCGCTGAAGATGTCGTCGGGGTTGGTGATACCATCGTTGACCATGCCCCACATCGTGTCGATGGCGAGTTCCATCGAGTCAGCCCGTTGGTTCATGACGCTGTTACTGTAGTGCAACATACCCAGGACTGGTTCTAAAGGGCCGATGCCATAGGCACGAGACGGGACCGGGATGGCAGTACCCACGATGAAGGGGCGACCTCCCCAATATGGGTTAGCCTCCATCAAAGCAAGCTCTGCACCGACGGTCACAATGTGGACATCGTGGTACGTGTAGTCGTCAATCGTCACGTCACCCCAGAAGTCAAACACTTCGACAAGCTCTTTGGGGTCGTAACGGATACCCATGTAGTTGCCCACCATACGTGCCTTCTGGGCCTCTGTGCGGGCGGGGCCAGCGTTGGCGACTGTACGCCCATCTAGCTCGGGGTACTCCTTGGTGGCGGCGAGACGCATCAGCTGGGCCTTGCTCATTCGCAACACACGCACTAAACTTGAGTGGTTGATGTCGCGAGCGTTGGGGTCTAGGAACACGTCGAAGCTGTCCACGACTTCCAGGGCCACGTTGTCAAAGGTGCGCTCTTGAGCACTGACAGCGGGGTAGGTGCCGTCCTCTGCGGCGATGCGCCGACGTACTTGGCTCATGCGACGCTCCCACGGCAGGGCCAGCACGCTGAAGCCCGTAATCATGAGCTGACGAACGTACATCTCCCAGTAGGAACGAAACTGCGCCATCAGTAGCTTTTTCGCCACAAACTTGCGAGTGGTCTTGGCGACCTCTTCCAGGCCGGGGTCATAGGTGGCGACCACGTCAAACCAATCGCTGTTGGGGAACATGGCCCCCATGAGATAGCCCACCATCGTCTCCACAAGTTCGTAGGCTTTACCCGTCGATACCCGATGTCGCCAGTCGTTGTTGACGTTGCCGACAATCGTAGCAACCCTGGTGCGCATACCGTCGAGGGCTTCTGGAGTACCGAGGTACTGTGCCCACGCCTCAAGCCATGCCTCTTCTTTCACACTGCGAGCGTCTTTGTAGTCGTTAAAAAGACTGATAACGGCTGATGCCGTCGCTTTCTTGTCGGGCATCTCCGTAGTCGAACCGAGTGCGTTCGCGATACGCTTGCCAGAAAGCGCAGTCGTTGTAAAATGTTCCGCTACTTCTGGGACACTCCCCTTCATCGAGCTGCTGTATGTCACCTGACACCTCCGTATTTTGAGTTGACGTTCCTGTTTGACCGGGCAAGATTCCTACGCTCTCTCTGTACGCTTCGCAAAGGCTTGTGCAACTCGCGAAGGACCGCAAGCACGTCAACAATATCGTCACGAACAGACGGACTAGGAAAATATGAGATTTCTTCTTTGACTTCTTTGGCATTGCCGATTCCCGCCGCTAGGTACAATTGCCCATGTTGGATGACGGGTTCCAGCAGCGTTTCGATGCGTTCGGCCTTGTTTCCTTTGGGTCTGTATTCCCGGATAGCTGCCCGCATCCCTGCCGTTTTGAATCCTTCATCGAGCGTGTACTTTAAGTTAGCAAAACCGCCAACGCCCTCCACGGTCATCACGTTCAAGCTCCACTTTGTCATAAGCTCGATGGAGTGCTTCACAAGCTGCGATGGGGTGAAGTGGCCCCACACGAGGTCGAGCAAGTACAGGTTGCCCGCCTGGTCCGTCGCGCCTACGCCCATCGCTGTGAAGTCAGCGCTCTCATTCACGCTGGCGGCGGGGTCCACCACAAGCATCGGGTTCAGCAGGACGACTTCCCCATCTGCCCCGTGTGGTCGCACCCTCACGACATACCCATCACGCTCGACGGCGTACGGTGCAAGGTGGTTTACTTTCTCCCAACCCAGTAGCGCATCTTCGCCGCTGAGGTGCATGTTGAGGTACTGCGTGGCAAAGCGTCGTGCGGGAAGGTTCCGGCGCAGGCGTCGCTCGGTTTTCTCATTGAAGCCTTCAGGCCACAGGTACCCATCGGTCAGGTTGACGCCATTCTTGTAGATGTTGCGGCTGAAGAAGTGCAGCGGGTCATCATCTTGCGTCTCCTGCCATTCTCGAATTGCTTCGGCATCGTCAATGTCTTCGCCCAGGAGGTGCGAGTAGTAGTCCCACCTGTAGTAGCGCGTGCCGAGAACGATGACCTCTTCACCCAGGTCAGTGTCTTCGTTATAAGGGTTGAGCACCGATTCAATATCGTGCGTCCACCCGATGACTTTTTCGGCCTTGACCTGTGTGCTGGAGTTGTCAAACGTTACGATGTCGTCAAAGATGACGAGGTCGTAGTGCTCACCTGTGTTGGGCGACCCCACAGATGCAGCGGTAACAGTGGCTTCTTTGAAGATGCGGTCGCGCACGACTTGAATCTTGTCGCTACGCCACACTACCTTACGGTCTGACGCCTCAGTCACACCTTCATCAAAATCGTCTTCAAACTGGCCCCGGCTGTTGCGGGTCTGCTTTTTCTTCGCATTGCCCCCACGGTCCAAAGGCGGGACCAGGGGGCCATCAACGTGCGGGCGATTGTCCCACACCATCTCGCGAAGTGTGTCGTTTTCGAGATACTGCTTAATCTCGCGCACGAACGCTTCAGCCAGGTTCGCTTTGTTTGCGGTGCCCACCAGGATGCGAATGTTCGGATTCTGGTAGACGCGCCACAGGACGTAAAGTGTAGATGCCATCGTAGACTTCAAATGCCCACGAGGCATCAGGATGAGTCGTTTCTCCCTGGTGCTTTGAAGCATCGCCGCCAGCTCTTTATGCACCTCACCAAATTTAGTGGGGCCACCGTAGAAGTGAATAAGCTCTAGAAACGCCCACAAGTCATTGACCGCACGAAACTTGAGCCGCTGGAACTCCAACGTGCTCATAGCTTCCCAAGGGGGCTTCGTGGGGGCTGGCCTATTCTTTCTCGCCACTGGGTTTGTCCTCTTCTACGGGTTTGTCGATTTCGTTCCAAGCTGCCT